TTATCTGCAATTAATGTTTATAATTTGGTTGATATCAGTAGTATAACGTCCGGAGAGCTGTTCTTGTTTGAGCATCCATTCTCTTCCGTTGCCTTGTACGGCCAGTTTGATGCGTTGACCGTGATCACCGTTGATCTTGTCTATGATTTGCATGAGTTTATGATGCTTCTCACGGTCGACGGAATCAAAAAGTCCGAGTTGCGCATCTTCTGTTATTTCGGTGATGATGACGCCTGCCTTCTTGTATTGATAGCCTTGCATGAAGATGTTTTTCAGTCCGATAAGTGCGTAATGGATAATCTCTTGCGTGTCATTGCTCGGTACGGGAAGATGGATGACGGTGTTCTTCCAGTATTGCGGAAGGTCTTCCCGAAAGTTATTGGTGTGGATAAATACCATGAGAGAATGGGCATACGCTTTCTGTTTCCGGAGCTTTCGGGCACAGGTCGATGCGTGTGTGGCGATGGCTTCTATCAGGGTATCGATGTCGGAGATCATCTTTCCGAAAGACCTGGATGTACAAATCTGTTTCTTTGCCGGAGGAATGGATTCCATGCGGATGCAGGAAATGCCACGAAGTTCCTTCCAGGTGCGTTCGCCTGTCACGGTCATTTCTTTGCGCACCCATGCTTCGGGAAGTTGGATGAAGTCATAAGCCGTCTTTACCCCTTGCTTTTCGAGTTTGGCGGCTTGCTTGTGTCCGATGCCCCAAACATCTCTTATCTCTGTCTGTTGCAGGGCTTTGAGATGCTTCTCTTCTGTGTCGATGATGCACACCCGATTGTATGCAGGATACTTTTTCGCAAATTTATTCGCTATTTTGGCGAGCGTCTTTGTGGAGGCTATTCCCAGACTCATGGGGATGCCGGTACCACGGGTCACGCTGTTTACGATGTTTGTCCCCAGCGGTTGCAATTCCTTTATGCCGTCCAGATTTAGAAACGCTTCGTCTATCGAGTAGACTTCGATTTCCGGAGCCAGTTCGGTAAGTATCGACATGACTCGTCCGGACATATCGCCATATAGGGTATAGTTTGACGAAAAGACGGCGATTCCGTGGCTGTCTATCAGATTCTTAATCTGATAGGCGGGGACGCCCATCTTAATTCCCAGTTCCTTGGCTTCGTTGCTGCGCGCTATCACACAACCGTCATTGTTGGAAAGCACAATGACAGGTTTTCCGTTGAGAGCCGGATTGAATACCCGTTCGCAGGAAGCATAAAAGTTATTGCAATCTATTAGTCCGAACATTATCTTTTCCTCCGATTCTTTTTGATTGTAAATGTAACGATTCCCCAGATCATGAAGTCATTCTCCTTGGTTACTTTTATCAGTGGATAATCCGGATTGGAAGGGACCAGCCAGATAGCTTCCGGTTCCAGTCTCACTCTTTTGACGGTGAACTCGCCATCGATAAAGCATACCGCCAAATCATCATCCATTAGCTCCAATGACTTGTCGATGACTAGTATATCACCTTCTTCTATTCCTTCGTCTCTCATCGAGTCTCCCGTCACACGTCCGTAGAACGTTGACGCCGGATGACGGATCAGTTCTTTGTTCAAGTCAATCGCCTGTTCCATATAGTCCTGGGCAGGGGAGGGGAAGCCGGCCTTGATCCCTTCATCGGCAAATTGCAACGGAAGGCTGCTGGATATATCTATCTTATGTATCTCTATTTGTTTGTTCATAACTTGTTTGTTTATTACCCATGTG